TTACGATGTTGGTGGGTCAATCAGTGTCCAGTCTGTATCGTCCTTGTTAGGGTCAGCACGTTTATCTGGATACTGGCGAACATCGTGCTGCATTCTTCCATTCTCATTGTGACCTATTTCGATGATACGCGCCTCTTCCCAAAGGCCATCTGGAAACTTTGCGTCGCTGTCTTCAAGAAGCATCTTCATATCGTCAACGCGAATTTCATCTGTTTCGGTCATTCCACTACTGGCTCTGTATGTTATTCTCGACGGTGCGCCACCACCAATTCGTGCAACACAGAAACCATCATCGTCGATATTGAAGACCCAACTCCGCAATAGGTCTGACTTATCACTGTTGATTCTCTTTACGTCGTCACGAATACGCTCGACCAACGTACACAGCTTGTCAAATCGGCCTGCATCCCACATTCGTTTGGTTCGCTCATTCACTAGACGTGCATAATCTTCTCGACCCTTCGGGTCTATGGGATATCGTGCATCAAAGACAACTGCATCCCGAAGGTCGTTAAGAAGACTTCGCTCCTCACTAATCAAAGCCAAGCCAAGCTCTTCAGCCATTCGAACAAAATCATGCCCGAACACATCCTTCACCGCGTGGCGAAAAACATCTTCCGGGCAATCGCCATAGAGTTTTACCAAGCCCGCTTTCAGGAAGCTCTCAGCCGCATAACCAACCAACAAGATTGTCGAGCGAGGCGCGCCTTCCAACTTGTACCAGTCCACTCCAAAATCTTTCCCGCTGCGTAACCTCTCACCAGTGTTCTGTTTGAACTCTTCCCGATATGTCATCCAGTGTTCCCGCAGGATATCCGCCGAAGCTAGATGCCCCTCGCCCGCGTCCAACCACTCCCTCGGGTCAAACAGGCCTTTACTTCTAATGGTTACCTTGGGTTTCCTTTTCATCAGTCCTCCTACCACTGCAACACCGTGTGTCGCTGTGCTATTGCAAATCGTCATTGAAAAAAGGGGAAATGGAACGCCACCCAGGCTGTGGAACAAACGACGCCACAGCACTTACACTCTTTACCATGAACTTCTGGGAGTCAACGATACCGGCCCAGTTGAGTTCTACTTTACTCCCACCCCGGCATCAGCGACATCGATGACATAGTCGTCAAAATCGACAACCTCTTCCCCGATCCAGTCATTCACTTCGCGAAAGCGTTGCTGCAACGCCGTTAGTTCGTTGATCACGAAGACCTTGCTCGCCGCTTCAATAGAACCAAAGCCGCCTGTATTGCTCGGCACGATGCCCATCAAGGGAGGCGGCACGCGGTGCGCGGCCAGTACATCGTCGCGGGTTGCATTCTTGATGTTGAAAAACTCATCCTTTGCGGTGACCTCAGAAATCGGGATGAGCTGCACCCCGTCTTTCTGGCCCCCTGGCGCGTTTAAAAACAGGTTCTTGAAATTGCCGATGCCCTTCGACTTCTTCAGCTCTTCGCGGATCCTGTCTGCATCTTTCTGTTCAATGTTCGCGTCGTTCAGATAGAGGATGAAACCCGCATGGCTTCCATTCTCGTAATATTTGCGACGAAAGAGCGTCGCACTTTCATTGAGCCAGGCAGAGTTGAGCGCGGCGAGATATTGCGGCATGCCGTAAATCTCTTGCGCCGGGTCCGGCTCCAGCAGATGGAAAACCGACCCAGCCTTAAACTGGTGCGTGTCCGCCCAGGATTTCACCCAGAGATAATGATCCGGGTCTTTCATGCGCCTGGTTTGCAGCGCAGGTGTCGGGCGCAACTTCGCGGAACCACCCAGGCGATTGGCGACATTCTCCAGATAGCAATTGCCAAGAATGAGATAGTCGAGCACCCAGCGGCTAAAGTCCTGCCTGGACAAAAGGCGGTGCGGCTTAAAGGTGGAGGTGAGGATTGCCTGCTTTAAATGAATGGCCGAGGCATGGTGCGCATTCGCCCGGAAGCTTTTCACCAATCCCATTTGCGAGATGGGCGGCTCAAAATAGAGCCCATTATCCATGAGCTGGAGATAGTCCATCACTTCCCGGCCGTCGAGCATGGGCACCGGATCCCCAAGCGTGAAGACCTCCGCACTTACCTTTGACGCACTCTTGCCTGCATCACTCATTAGAAAATCTCCACTGTTGATCTTTTAGGCCTGCCCGCACTGTCCAAAGACACGATGTCGCCCTGGGCAAGCGCGTGCATCACCGCCCAGGCCTGGTCTGCATGGCCCGTCGTTTCTGTCCGGCTTGCCTGATAGCTGATCTGTTTTCCGCTTGCCGTGACGGATCGGTGTATGGTCATGAAGGCGTTCGCCATGTCTGTCCATCCAGCATCAAATTCAAAGCGCCCGTTTTCGATCACCTGCTTGGCCTTCGCCACCAGCCGGTTCTTCACTTCCACGGAATAGGTAATTTTGAGCGCGCGCGGGTAGAAGCCTTTCACCAGCTCATAGAGCCCTACCCCCATGCCGCTTGCATCAATGCCAATATGGGTGACGTTGTAGCGCTCGGTGAGCTTTCTGATTTCTTTCGCCTGATGCTCAAAGTTCATATTGTTGAAGCGCAGCTTCTCAAGCGCGCGGAACTTGCCCCCATCAAGGCCTGGCGGCGCGATTACCACACAGCTTGCATCGTCGCGTGTCCGGCTTGGGTCATAGCCAATCCAAACCTCTTTATTGCCAAAGGGGCGCTTGCGCACAGGTCGGAAATCGTCCCACGCATACCAGGCATCCACCATGCAGTTTTGAAGGGTCGCCAGCTTAAAGACGGAATGCGCATCATCAATGAAGACGCACATGAAGAGATTGGCAAAATCGTCCGGCGCATATTCCAGCTTGAGCGCATCAATGTTGAACAGGTCACAGCCCGCCGCTTCCGCGTCTTCAATGGTGAGCATTTGACGCCACTGCCCATCGGCACACAGCATACCGTCTTTCAGGGCATCATGGCTAAGGTCAATCTCAACCTTGTCTTCGTCCGCCCGGCCCTTGTTGAAGTCCCGGCCAGACCAGAAGCCATAGGCCTCATGGCCCAGTGTCGACGGCGTAGAGATATAGGTCTTGCGCCATTTCTTGTGTGCGGCCATGCCGCTGGCAACCTTGTTAAGGTCTTTGTAGCGCGGTATCCAGAAATACTCATCCACATAGAGGTGACCGTGATAGCTCTGGGCTGTACGGCTATTGGTGGACAGGAAATAGAGCGTTGCCCCATTGGGGAGCACAAGCGGGTTTCCCTTCAGCTCTTTGCCGGTCACGTCCCGCACGAAGTCGATAATGTAGGACCGGAACACTTCGGCCTGGTTGCGCGAGGCAGAGAGGAAAATCTGATTATCCCCTGTCTCCAGGGCATCCATGAAGGCTTCGCGGGCGAAGTACCATGTGGCCCCTACCTGGCGGGATTTCAGGATATTGCGAATGCGCTGATGGCGGTTTTCATTCCAGAGCCGTTGATAGTCAAACAGCGGCGCTTCCCAGGCGGTCACCAGGGCCGCTTCTTCTTCGTCGGTGAGCGCGTTCTTGTGTTTCTTTCCTTTCCGCTTCTTGTTGCGATTTTTCACATTGGGGTTCAGGTCTGCCTCGTTCCCACCTTGTTGGTACTTCTCGACACGGGCCATGCGCTCAAGCTGTTTGCCAAGCGCCTCAATCTCCTTGTAGTCGCCGGGTGTTTTTTCTTCCTTGTCCACAAGCAGGCACAGGCGCCGGTCAATGGTCGACCCGACACGCTCATGCACCGGGGCTTCACGCCAGCCATCCCGGCGCTTCCAGCTATCAATGGTTGAATAGCTTTTCTTTAGCTGCTTGGAGATTTCAGCAACCGTATAGCCCTGCCAGAAAAGCTGGGCCGCGCGTTTGCGCAACAGCACTCCGTTCGTGTTGTCAGTGCCAGATTTTGGGGCAGGCTTTGTCTCATTATCGGTCGTTTCCATGGGGCAGACACTAACGGCGGCTTACATATTTCCTTTGGCCCCTCTGGTTGTTAGCGGGGCTAACAACCCGGTCCCGCTTGCGATTAAAACCCCAATTGCTCGACCTTCGTGAAAAGCCAAAGCTCACGTCCGCATCCAAAAAGGCCGCGCCCCATGAAAAAGCTGATTTCCAACTTCATCCGCATCGCCACCGAAGGTCTCACCATTGATGGGCGCACCATTACGGGGGAGCAGCTTACGCAGATGGCGGCAAGTTATGACCCGAAGAAGTATGGCGCACGCATCTGGCTTGAGCATTTCCGTAGCCTCTTTGCCGACGGCGCTTTTCCCGCACTCGGCGATGTGATGGAACTTAAAACGGAAAAGGACAGTGACGGAAAGCTCGCCCTTTTCGGTCGCCTCCAGCCCAATGACAAGTTGCTGGAGATGAACAAACAAGGCCAGAAGGTCTTCACCTCTATTGAGATGGATGGCGACTTCGCAGGCTCCGGCCAGGCCTATCTTGTGGGCCTCGCCGTCACTGACAGTCCGGCATCGCTCGGTACAGAGCGTCTACAGTTTGCGCAAGAAGGCATCAACAGATTTGCTGATGGGGACAAAACACCCAAGACACAGATCTGGCCTGCTGTGGATGCTGGCACGCTTGAGTTTTCGGAAGAAGGTGACGGGGACAAGCCCGACCAATCGCCGGGCCTCTTCGCAAAAGTGACCGACATCTTGAACGGCACGTCGAAGCGCAATGATCAGCGATTTTCCGACATGGAAAGCAGCATTGTCGAGCTGGCCAAGGGGATTGACGCGCTCAATCAAAAACTGGCGGACCTCACCACATCGGGAAATGACACCCCGGCGCCCGATGCAGGCCTCTCAAAGCAGGTTGAAACCCTCTCGACCCAGCTTTCCACATTGACAAAGAAAATCACGGGTGAGCCCGACCCGGCGACGCCCGTCCGACCTGAATCCCAAGGCTTCACCGGCACTCAAGAATTGGCTGACTGCTAGCCCTCCAATCACGCCTCGCCCTCGCCTCTCATAGCACCTCGAAAGAAAGCACCCATGCGCAATTCAACCCGAGAACTCTTCAACGCCTACCTTTCCCGCCAGGCAACGCTCAATGGCATCTCCTCTGCAGCAGTCCAGTTTGCGGTTGAACCAACAATCAGCCAAAAGCTAGAAGATCGCATTCGCGAAGACTCAGGGTTCCTGCAACAGATCAACATTGTTGAAGTTCCTGAGATGAAGGGACAGAAGCTCGGCCTTGATGTGAGTTCGCCCATTGCGTCCCGAACCGACACGAATGTTGACGAGCGCACACCGACGGACCCAACAGACCTCGGCCCGCAAGATTATGAGTGTTCAGAGACAGACTTTGACACCTTCGTCACCTATCAGAAGCTCGACATGTGGGCGAAGTTCCCAGACTTCCAGACACGACTTCGAAACGCGGTCACAAAACAGCAGGCCCGCGACCGCATCATGATCGGCTTCAACGGCACCAGCATTGCCGCCACCTCAAACCTTGTCGCCAATCCAAAGCTGCAAGATGTGAATATTGGCTGGCTTCAAGAAATGCGCACCCATGCGCCAGAGCGCGTGTTGGACGCCCCAAAGATCGGCGACCAGGCAGGATCGGACTATAAGAACATTGATGCCGCCGTCATGGACGCCACCAACAATCTGATCGCAGATTGGTTTGCAGACGACACAGACCTTGTGGCGATTGTGGGCCGCAATCTGGTGAGCGACAAATATGTGGCTCTCGCCAATGATCACAATGCGCCAACAGAAAAGGTGGCGCTTGACACCATCATCACCAACAAACAGATCGGCGGCAAAAAGGCCATCATGGTGCCCTTCTTCCCCGCCAATGCGGCGATGATTACCAAGCTGTCTAATCTCTCCATCTATCATCAGGAAGGCACGCGCCGCCGTCACATCAAGGAAGAGCCGGAGAAGCGCCGCATCGTTGACTATCAGTCCGTCCGTGAAGACTACGTGGTGGAAGACTTCTCCGCCGCGTGCCTCATCGAAAACATCTCCGTGCCAGACGGCGCGGATGGCTGGACGTAACGCCCGCCTGCCTTCGTTTGTCACCCCCGTTGACGCTGGACCAGAGAGAAAATCATGAGCCTTGCCCGCAATCACTACCAGAAGATCGTCGCCGCGAAAGCTGCAAAAATTGCAGCGGACAGCGACGAAGAAACCATGGAAAACCTCAATGCCTATGAGCAGCATTTGGGGCAATTGCAAACCCACATGGCACAGCTCAAAAACACCCAGAGCCAGGCCAAAAAGATCGAGATGAAACAAGACTTCATCTCTGATTATGACCCTTACGTGGATGGCATCTTGGCAGAAGCGCCCGGCGTGCAGGATGAAGTCATGGTCACACAGATGATCTGGCGGCTCGACGTCGGACAGTTTGACCGCGCTTATGAAATTGCGGGCTATGCCCTGGAGCATGGGCTTGTGATGCCCGAACGTTTCAACCGCACCCTGCCAACCTATCTCGCAGAAGAATTTGCAGAAGCGACCATTCAGGCTGATGGCAAAGACGACAAGCAGGCCCCACCAGTCAAGCTGTTGGTCACGCTTCTCGAAGACTTGAAGGAAGCAGACATGCCCGATCAGGTGCGGGCGAAACTGCACAAGGCCATTGCCTTTGGCCTGGATGAAGACGGCGAGCCCCAGGCCCTCCTCACAGCCCTTGAACATTATGACCGCACGATTGAACTCAATCCCACCAAAAACGGCGTCAAGAAACGCCGCGAGCAATTGGTGAAACGGTTGGAAAAGGAAACCTCTAACACCTAACCCCCTCTCTGGCCCAGCGCCAGGAAGGCCAGTCCGGAGGGTCTTCCTCCTCCCGAAGTGTCGCCTGATGGACTGGCCTTACCCTTCGTCTCTGTAGTGGAGTTTTAAAGACCCCATGAGTGTTTTCATTCCAAACGACCGGCCAGAGGAAGAAGACCCGGAGATAGGCAATCTGGACTTTTTCCCGGCCATTTCTCTCGCCGCGTTTCGCGAACGCATGAAGGTTCTGTCTAATCTGCCAGAAGGTCGGGTTGTCTGGCAGCTAAAGCGCGCGGTGATGGCCACCAATCGGGAACTGCATGACTGGCGGCTGGCACAGGAAGCCGAAGGCCATTTGACGCTCACCGATATTCCTCAGGAGGAATATGGGGACGAAGGCAAACTCACCCTTCTCTATGAAGCCGCCGTTTATCACCGCGCCAAGGGATTTCTCACAGAGGCCGGTCGTGACGTGGACCTCACCAATGAGGGGGCTGACGCCACGGACTTTGCCGATGAAGCGATCGAAGATCATTTCCGCCATGTGCGCGAAGCCCTGGCTGAAATCATCGGTCGCTCATCTGTCACAGCGGAGTTGTTTTGATGAGTGTCGCCCGTGCGCCCTTCCCCGAAAATGGCATCGCGCACGCCATGCAAGGAGACACGGTGGATCTTATCTGCGCTCGTTTCTTTGGGCGCACCGAAGGCGTGACAGAAGCGGTGCTGGATTTAAACAGAGGGCTTGCGAGCTTAGGCGCGGTCCTGCCCCACGGCACGCCAGTCATTTTGCCGTCACCGCAGGAACTCGCTCCCTCGAAACCCAAAACCATCAACCTATGGGACTGAAGATGGACCGAGCCGTTTCCAACGCCAGTTACATCACAAGTGGGGGAGCCACCGTCATTGGATTGCTGACCGTTACAGAATGGGTGGCGCTTGGCGGCCTGGTGCTGGCTGTCCTGACCTTCATTGTTAACTGGTGGTATCGACGCAAGCACTATCAACTCGAAGAACGGAAGACAGCTGCGCTGGAGAAACAATCATGATCCTGTCAGACGGTATTGGCGCCGCAGTAGGTGCAGTAGCGAAAGAAATTGGTGACCTCTTCACGAGCGACAAGGAACGCCTTCAAGCGACAAATGCGCTTCGCGCCCTAGAAACAGATCTGATCTCCAAGGCGCTTAGCTATGAAGCGGCACTTGCCGCATCACAAGCCGCCGTCATACAGGCAGAGGCAAACGGCAAGAGCTGGATACAGCGGAATTGGCGTCCCATCACCATGCTTGTGTTTGTAGGACTCGTTGTTGCCCGCTGGATGGGCTGGGCATCGCCTGTCATGAGTGAGGCAGAATACCTCTCAGTCTATGAGCTGATCAAAATAGGCCTTGGTGGATATGTCCTCGGTCGAAGCGCGGAGAAGATAGCCCCTGGTGTTATGCGTGCCTGGACTTCAAACCGCACCACTGATCCTGCACTATGAAAAAGCTCGCGGCGGTGAGGGAGCATTTGCTGACCAGCGTCCTAAACCTGGACGCAGAGAAGATGCACACATTCGCGGAAGGCGGCACCATTACGTCCTACGAAGGAGACACAGAGAGCTTCCGCGTCACCTATGAAGCCAATGTGGTATTGGCAGACTATGCGGGCGACCCAACCGCGCTCTATCTCATCTTTGTGGAATGGCTGAAGGCACATAACCCGACAAGCCCAACTGATGCACTGCGCTTCGACGTGGATATTCTCGACGAAGAAAAAGTGGATCTGGGCTTTCAGGTGGAACTCACCGAAGACTGGCTTGTAGAAACAGACGATGACGGCAGGCGCCTCACCCTCACCCCAGAGCCCAATCATGATGCGGACAGTCTCACGGGTTTTACTGACACGGAGCTCGGTTGACCCATGGACGAGGCGGTCAAAGAGCTGAAACGGCTGGACGCTTGGGCCGAGACATTGCTTGCAAGCCTCGCCCCCCGTGAACGACAAAAGCTCTTACGGCGCATGGGGGTTCACCTCCGTCGCGCCAATTCCAAACGCATCACACGCCAGGTTGATGCGAATGGCCGCCGCTGGAAACCTCGGAAGAAGCAAGAAGGCAAAGTCGCCCAAAAACGGAAGATGCTTCTGGGCTTTCGCAAAGCCCGGCACATGAAAGTGAAAGCCACGTCAGACAGTGTGTCCGTTGGTTTCTCTGGCAATGCGGGCCGGATAGCACGCATTCATCACTTTGGTCTTCGCGACCGCCTCTCAGCACCAAAAGGAGCCAAGGGACCATTGGTGAAGTTCGCCGAGCGGAAGCTTCTGGGTCTCTCCATCAAGGACAGGGATGCCCTGCAAGACATGCTCACCACCCATATTGATCCAAAAGGACTGGCCTCATGAACTCTGTCGACTTTCGTCCGTCTGCTCACTTCACTTTGGCTGAGGCCATGCGCAGCCAGGAAGCCGTGCGTCACGGGATTGATAATCAGCCCCCACGAAATGTCTTTTCTGCCCTCACCGCCCTTGCTGAAAACATATTCGAACCCGTGCGGGATCATTTTGACATCCCCTTTTCGCCTCAAAGCTGGTTTCGCTGCCAGGCACTCGAACGCCGCTTATGCTGGACGTCTTTCATCAACTGGTGCAAGCGCAGAAAACGCGAACCGGATGAGGAAAGCTGGGCCATCTATTTTGATCGCAAGCAGCACCCAAAAGGCTGTGCAGGTGATCTGGAACTTCCGGGAATATCCAATTACGAGCTCGCCAAATGGATGCGTGACAACCTCGAATTCGATCAGCTCATTCTTGAGTTTCATGTGTGGGGCAAACCAACATCCGGCTGGGTACATGCCTCCTTCGTGGAAGGCGAAAACCGTGGCGAGGTTCTGACCATCGGTCGAGGCCGTGCGCTCGAAGGTCTGCCCGACTACGACTAAACCACACCTGACATAGAAGCGGGTTGTTAGCGGGGCTAACAACCCAAGCATGCGTGACAGAAGAGTGTGACCCCCGCACCTTGTGCTTCATGTCACAACACGCATTCCAATTGTCAGACCTCTTCCGCCGCATGGAAAATCTCATTCGTCGCGGCACCGTTGCCGAGCTTGATCTGAGCAAGGCGCGTCTGCGTGTGGCGATTGGCGAGACAGATACCGACTGGGTGCCTTGGATGACCCTTCGCGCCGGAGCCGACCGTACTTGGGTGGCCCCCAGCGTCGGCGAGCAAGTTCTTCTTCTCTCAGAGTCCGGCGACTATCGCAACGGCATTGCCTTCTTTGGTTTCTACCAAGACGCCCACCCAGCACCTGATGAGGATGGCGACGTCACAAGTCACCATTGGGAAGACGGGGCAATTGCCTCCTATGATAAGGGTGCCCATGTGCTTGAAATCGAACTGCCCGAGACCGGCGAATTTAGCTTCAAGGTCGGTCGCACAATTCTCTCCCTTCGCGATTCCGAAGTCACGCTGACAACACCCAATTTCCGGGGGGTGCGGTCATGAGCAAGGGCATTGCCGTCAAGACACTCGACAGTGCCGGAGGCACGCAGCTCGCAGGCGGTCAGGACTTCTTCAAAGTAGAGGGCCAGGACGTGGTGTTGCTAAGCGACCCGGTCCAAGGCCATGGTCTACAACCTCATGCCTCACCCGTCATGGCAGAAGCCTCAAGCTGGATGAGCCTGGACGGCGTGTCCGTCTGCCAGGAAGGGCACAAAGCAAGCTGCGGCCATCCATCCACCGGACGTTCCTGGTTCACTCTGCCGGGTGACCTGTCATGAAGGGCATGAACGTTCATACAGGTGCGTCCTTGGACGGTATTGAACACCTTCGCCAATCCATCAGCGATATTCTGACAACGCCGCTCGGAAGTCGGGTCATGCGCCGGGATTATGGATCCCTTGCCTTTCAATTGATTGACCAGGCAGCCAATGCGACCGGGCAAATGCTTCTGAAAGCCGTCTGCGCCCACGCGCTTGCCAAATGGGAGCCCCGTGTGCGCCTCATCCGCATTGCGCTGTCTGATCTCGCAAAAGACGGACGCGTGACAATCGATCTCGACCTTGAATACTCCGAAACCGGGGACACGATCTCACTTGTGGGGCTCGCAGTCTCATGAGCCGGTTTGATGACATAGATCTGAGCAAGCTTGGGCAACCAAATGTGATCGCACCGCTCGATTTCGAGACCGTGCTTATCGAGCTAAAAGCAGATTACCTCTCGCGCAACCCCGGTTTCTCAGCGGATCTCGAAAGCGAACCGCTGGTGAAGCTCATGGAGACCGCTGCCTACCGTGAAGTCATTTTGCGCGGACAGATTAATGACGATGCCCGTGCGGTGATGCTGGCTTTTGCTGAAGAGTCAGACCTTGACCACATTGGCGCACGCTATGCGGTCGCCCGCAAACTAATTGACCCGGGTGACGCAAGTGCCATCCCGCCCGTGCCTCCAACTCACGAAGGAGACGACGCCTTCCGCCGTCGCATTCAACTGGCCCCGGAAGCCCTTTCCGTTGCCGGTCCAAGGGGCGGCTATATTTTCAATGCCCTGACGGCTGGGGAGCAGCCGGCCACGTCAGAAATCACAAGCCCCGAACCCGGCATCGTTCTCATCCGATATGAATTTTCGGACAATGTGGCCGCACTCGCCAAAGACAGTGACGCCTATATGAGCAATCCAGGCGAAGTGACGGTGGTTATCATGGGCTGGGACGGAAACGGCGTGCCCACACAAGCAACCCTTGACGCCATCACGGCTCATCTGAATGACGAGCATGTTCGGCCTCTGGGCGACACGGTGATCGTGCGGGCGGTTGAGGTGATTGAGTACGCTATTGACGCAACCCTCGAAACACCGGATGGCCCCGCTGCGCCCATCATCAAGACAGGTGCAGAAATCGCCTTGGCGGCATACGTGAAAGAACGGCACCGTATTGGCTTGCGGGTCACAGAAAGTGGGGTCCATGAGGCCCTAACAGTCCCAGGCGTGGACAAAGTGATGCTCGCAGGCTTTGTCGACATTCTGCCAGAGCGACATGAGACAGCCTATTGCACCGGCTTCACGGTAAATGTGGAGGCTGTGAATGTCTGACCTGCTTCCCCCAAACGCCTCTCTCCTCGAACGTCGTGTCGACGACACTTTGGCAAGGCGCTTCGACCAAGTACCGGGAATTGGAGAGACTGGCATTCGTGTGGTCTGGAACCCGGACCAGGCGCCGATGCACATAGTGCCCTTCCTGGCGCACGCCTTCTCTGTCGATCTCTGGGACGATGATTGGTCGGAAGAGGCAAAGCGCAATGTGACAGAAAAGAGCCTGGCCGTTCATCGCCGAAAAGGCACGCAAGGCGCCATCAAAGACGCACTCCGCGCCGCTGGCTACGGTGAAGTCGACATTATTGACGGGCTTGATGCTCGTACCCGCGACGGAGCCAAGCTTCGCAATGGCCGCTATTTCTACAGCACCTATGCAAACTGGGCGCGCTTCCGCGTGATCATGACGCGGCCTGTCGCGATACACCAGGCGACACAGGTCCGGCGGATCATCGAACGCGCGGGTCGCGAAGCCTGCGAACTCTACGCCGTCCATTATGACGAAGCGCTCCACCTTCATAACAACGCCATTCTTCGAGATGGTACATACGCACGGGGGGTAGTTGATGGCCGACTTGCCTGAACAATCAACTTGGGATGCAGGTGTTTATCAGTTTGAGGAAACCGACGCGGTGCAAGGTGGGCCGGACGGGATTGACAACAAGCCTCTAAAGAATCTCACGAACCGTACTCGTTATCTTAAGGATGAGGTCGAAAAGCGCGCGCCGCTGATCGACGCCGCTCTAACCGGAATGCCAACAGCGCCGACGGCGGTGCCCGGCACTAACTCAAACCAGATCGCCACGACGGCGTTTCTTGCAACCGCTCTGGCTTCTCTTGTCGATAGCTCCCCTGAAACACTCGACACTTTGAATGAACTGGCCGCCGCTCTAGGGGATGATGAAAACTTCGCGGCAACGATGGCCACGGCTCTCGCTGGAAAAGCAGATATTCTCGACGGTGTACCTATAGGCACACCTTCCTTCTGCATGACAGCCACACCGCCAACGGGCTACCTAAAGCGCAATGGCGCACTTGTTCAACGGGCAGGGTTCTCTGCTCTCTGGAATTTTGCCACCAATAACGGGCTCGTGGTGAGTGAAGCAGCATGGCTGAGCGGAATGCAAGGCTACTTTGCTGAAGGTGACGGGGTGAACTCTTTCCGCCTCCCTGAAGGCAGATCGCTCGTCATTCGAGGCTGGGACGATGCCTATGGCTACGATAATAACCGCGCCCTCGGCAGCTTGCAGCTAGATGCTCTCCAGGGGTTCCAGGTTTTGTCCGAAAACCAATTACACTATGGCGGGCGTGGAACGCAAAACGTGCTGGAGTCGCTGGGAGCCGGGCCTCAGAGATATGGCCAAGCCTACAGCCAGCCGATTGCCGATGATTTGGGCAATGGGACACCCCGAATTTCCCATGAAACGCGGATGATCAACATCGCCTACACACCCATCATCAAATATCGGGGCATCGCATGACAACGCCAACGACCATCTTTCACTATGCCCATTCCACTGGTGTGTTCACGGGTCAAGCCATCGCAGACCCGAACCCGGAAGTTGAGGGCGACTATCTTATTCCGGCATTCGCCACCACCTCCCCACCTCCTCCCACTGGCGAAAACGAATGCGCTGTGTTCGTCGACGGCCAATGGAACGTCACACCAGATTGGCGCGGCCACACCTATTGGCTTCCTGACCGTTCAGAACACACGATCACCGAGCTGGGTATCGCACCGCCAGTCGATACGTTGGATGAGATGCCGCCTGTGCCAATCGATGACATGAAGCGCGACGCATGCGCCCGCATTGACAGCACAGCCGAAGCGACGAGGTTGCTGTTTCTCACACCGGGCGCAGGCCAGGCCATGACCTATCAGGCGAAAGAGGCAGAAGCGCATGCACTTGCGCAAGATGCCAATCCAGACCCTGCCAATTACCCCATGCTCACCGCCATGATCGGCATTGATGGGGACACGTTGGATGAGGTTGGAGAGACGATCCGCCACCGCGCAGCAGCGTGGGCACTCATCGGTGCAGAAATTGAACGTATCCGCCAAATCGCAAAGGTCGCTGTCAGAGCCGCCGATACCCACAAAGAGATTGAAACCATTCTGGACGGGCTCACCTGGCCCGCACCTTCCGACAGGTAACCCAATCCGTCGCAACAGAGCTATCAGCCCCACGGCTTAAAGGAGAGCCCCATGCCAGCAGATTATCATCACGGTGTTCGCGTCATTGAACTGGACGGGGGCACCCGCCCCATCCGCACCATCAATACGGGCATTATCGGCCTTGTCTGCACCGGCCCAGCCGCAGATGCAGACTTCTACCCGCTAAACCAACCCATTTTGGTGACGGACATTTACACCGCGCTTGCCAAAGCTGGTGAAACAGGCACCCTGCCCTTCGCGCTTGATGCCATTCGCGACCAGACAAATCCGGCCATGGTGATTGTCCGCGTGGAAGAAGGCGCAGACGAAGCAGAAACCACCGCTAACATTGTAGGCACAGTGGAAGCCGACGGCACACGCACCGGCATGAAGGCGCTTACCATGGCAAAAGCAAAGGTGGGGGCACAACCCCGCATCCTTGCGGTGCCAGGGCTCGACACACTGCCTGTCGCCACAGAACTTGTCTCCATTGCGCAAGAGCTGCGCGCTTTCGCCTATGTGTCTGCCTATGGCGCGACAAATAAGGAAGAAGCAAAAGCCTATCGCGACAATTTCGGACAGCGGGAGATCATGGTCATCTGGCCTGACTTCCAGAAGTTCAACACAGTTACCCAGGTCACGGATACGGCCTTTGCAACAGCCCGCGCCGTGGGCCTGCGCGCCAAGATCGATGAACAGATTGGCTGGCACAAGACGCTTTCCAATGTGAAGGTCAATGGCGTCACTGGCATTTCTCATGACGTGTTTTGGGATCTGCAAAATCCGGCGACCGACGCGGGCTATCTCAATGAGAATGACGTAACCACGCTCATTCGCGAAGACGGATTCCGTTTCTGGGGATCGCGCACCTGTGCCGGGCCCGCGAGCCTCTACCCGTTTGAAAACTACACCCGCACAGCACAAGTGCTCGCCGACACGATGGCAGAAGCCCATATGTGGGTTGTCGATGGCGTCATGTCACCTGCCAATGTGAAAGACGTGATTGAAGGCGTGAATGCGAAACTGCGCACGCTCACCACACAGGGCTATTTGCTGGGCGGTGAATGCTGGTTCGATGACCAGCTCAATGTGCCAACGGAACTCAAAGCCGGGAAGCTCTATATCGATTACGACTACACGCCCGTCCCGCCCATTGAAAACCTGCAATTCCAGCAGCGCATCACGGATCGCTATCTGCTCGACTTCGCGGCGCTTGTCGCTGCGGCGTAAGGGCTTGCTCGTCACCCTCTCTGCCCCCTTCATTCTGACTAGGAGAAACCCTTATGGTCCCCGAAATTTTGAAACGCATGGATATGCTTGTGGAGGGCGGTTCCTTCCTTGGCAAAGCTGAGGAAGTAACCCTTCCCACCATTGAGCGCACCCTTGTTGAGTATCGCGGAGCGGGCATGCCTGGCCCTGTGAAAATTCCGCAGGGCTGGAATGAAATGACGCTTGGCATCAAGCTTTGCGAATACACCCCCCTCATGCTTTCCCAGCTAGAGAAAGTGGACATTTCTGGCACTGGCCTTCGTTTCGTTGGGGCCTATGGCGGTGACAATCCCGGTGCCAGCACGGTTGGCATAGAAGTGGTTGCCAGGGGCCTTGTATCAAAGCTCGACTTTGGCAGTGCCAAGGAAGGCGAGAAGACAGAACTCGAAACAGAGTTTCCGCTCACCTACTTCAAACTTTCGCGAAACAACGAGCCCCAGATCGAGTTGGATTTTATCAACGGCATTGAAAAGATCGGCACTGTCGACCTTGCCGCCGACATTCGCCAGATCCTCGGACTGACTTAGACCACACACCCGTTGGTGGCGGCGAACGCCACTGACACCCATCCCCTTCATCATTGCAGGAACCGGAGAGACCCCATGCCAGAAAAAGCAAACGCGCCCACAAAAGTGCAAGAAAAATCGAAAGCCGTGCCCCTAACAGAACCAATCGACCTGAACGGCAACGGTGAGAACAAGATCGACAAGCTTACGATCCGGCGCCCGACCCCCGGTGACCTTCGGGGCCTCTCCATCGGCAATCTTCTCCAAGCAGACGCCGACACCTATTACGAATATCTGCCGCGCGTCCTCACACCCGCGCTGACATCTGAGCAGGTTGTGGCGCATGTCGACATTGCGGACCTCATGTCTTTGATCAAGGCCACAAATGAGATGATTGAGGGAAAGTAATTCCCGCCGACATTCAGCAGGCTTGGGGGTTTATCAACCTCGTGTTCGGTGGGGGATGGCCTCCAAGCCTGCTCAATGACATGGAATTGGATGAGTTTCTGGACTGGCTGAAGATCGCCAACGAGCGCAATGAAGACGTAAAGCGCGCCAACAAGCAGCGATGAAGGTTTGCAGACATGAAAGACCTGAAATTCACACTCATCGCCCAAGGCTTCGATAAAGCTTCGAAGCCATTCAAGAACATCATCAAGACATCAGGCACGATGCAAAAGACCCTTGGCAAAACAGCCAAGGAACTAAAGTCGCTGAATGACACTCAGAAGCACATGAAGGGCTTCGTATCGCTGAAGCGTCAATCTAAGGCCACAAATCTCGAACTCGGGAAAGCCCAGAAAGAAGCCCAGAAGCTTGCCCGTGCCTATAAGACCACGGTGAACCCAACCAACAAGATGGCCCGGGCTGCACAAAAGGCGGCGCGCCAGGTAAATGAGCTGAAACTCCGGCAGACGGCTCAGCGAACGGAACTTCAGGCGAGCCGGTCTGCTCTTTCGCGCGCAGGCATCAACGTGAAGAAGCTGGGCCAGGAACAAGCCCGCACCGCCCAGAAAATCACGTCTACCAATCGCCGCTTGAACCAGCAGCAACAGGCTTTGCGCAGGTCTACACAAGCGCAAAACCGATTGAGATGGGCAAGTGAGCGCTACCGCAAGACCTTACAGACGCAATCAGGTGCCGCCTTTGTTGGGGCCGCTGGCATGGCTTCTGGCGGCATGGCGCTTCGGGGCATCGCCCGCACGGTGACGCCTGGCATTAGCTTTGATGAACAGATGAGTGCCGTTGGCGGGATTTCCCGCGTGGATAAAAGCTCCAAGGCATTTGCAGACCTGCGGGCACAGGCACTGCACCTCGGCGAGACAACCCAATATTCGGCATCTGAAGCCGCAGGCGGCATGGAGTTTCTGGCCCGTGCTGGCTTTGAAGCCACAGAAGTGATGGGGGCCATGCCGGGACTTCTGGATCTGGCGAAGGCCGGTCGCACGGACCTCGCCGAAACCGCAGATATTGCCAGCAACATTCTAAGTGCCTTCAAGATGGACCCGGCAAACATGGGTGATTTGGGCGACACGCTCACCGCCACCTTCACCAGGTCCAATGTCAGCCTCACCCAGCTTGGAGAGACCATGGCCTACGTCGCCCCTGTCGCCAATCAGGTGGGTGCCTCAATGCAAGAGACATCTGCGATGGCGGGTCTCTTGGGCAATATTGGCATTCAGGCCAGCATGGCGGGCACTCAGTTGCGGGCACTCTATACACGCATGGCAAGCCCTCCGTCAGAAGCGGCCAAGGCCTTGAAACGTCTCTCCATCGATACGGCTGATGCCACAGGCAATATGCGGGCCATGCCGGACATCCTCGCAGAAGTCGCTCGCAAGACAGAACATCTAGGCAATGCGGAGCGACTGGGTTATTTCACCGATATTGCGGGCCTGCGCGCGGGTTCTGGCATGGCAGAACTTGTCGGCCAGGGAGGTGCCGGGGAGATCCAACAATTCGTTGACATCTTGAACGCAGCGGGAGGTGAATCGGCCCGTGTCGCCAAAGCGATGGGAGACAATGCAGCCGGTGACATCAAGACCCTGAAATCAGCCTGGGAAGGCCTCAACATCGCTATGTCTGATACCCAGACCGGCGGACTGCGCAGTGTCATACAGGGCATCACGAGCGTCACCAGAGGCATCACCACATGGGTACGGGAAAACCCGCGCCTGGCTGGCACCCTCTTCACCATCATCGGCGCTGTTGCCGCCCTCTGGACCGTGGTGGGAGGCCTTGCCTTGGGTGTAGCTGCCATTGTTGGCCCCTTTGCCATTGCGAAGTTTGCCCTCACGGCCATTGGCCTGAAAGCCGCCCTGCTCGGTCCCATCTTCTTGAAGGTGGGGTCTGCCTTTGCGCTGCTCGGCAAACTCTTTCTGGCAAACCCCATCGGCCTTGCCATTGCCGGCATTGCGGTTGCGGCGTTCCTCATCTGGAAATATTGGGAACCCATCACCGGTCTGTTCTCCACACTCTGGTCCAACATCAAAGCCACCTTCGCCGGAGGTATTGGCTCAATCACGGCCGCCATCATCAATTGGTCGCCGATGGGGCTGTTCTATCGAAGTTTCGCAGGCGTATTGAATTGGTTTGGCGCGGATCTGCCTGAGACCTTTACGGACTTCGGTGCGGCCCTTGTGGATGGACTGATTGACGGCATTCTGAGCGCATGGAGCGACCTCACAGCGACGATCAGCAATATAGGAGACCTCATCACAGGCACCTTCAGTTCTGTCATGGGCATCCGCTCCCCAAGCCGCGTGTTTGCCCGTCTGGGTGGCTTCGTGTCTGAAGGTCTGGCAGATGGGATCACCGGAAGCAGACAGAAGGCCGTCAACGCGGTTTCGAGGCTCGGCTCTTCTCTGCCGCGCACTCTCGCGACAGGTGCTGTGGCCGCAACAGTAGCGGCGGTTCCGGCTTACGCGGGTGCCGCACCGCAAAACAGCGTGAGCCAGAGCAATATAGAAATTCATATTCACGCAGCACCCGGCATGGATCTTCACGAGATTGCCCGTCAGGTACGCGCGGAACTCGACGCAAGAGACCGGGAACACGCCGCGCGCAATCGCTCCTCTCTCTTTGATCAGAGGTAAGCCAAATGATGATGAGTTTGGGAGTCTTCATCTTCTCTATTCCTACTACCGCCTATCAAGAATTGCAGCGCCAGGGAAGTGCGGAGTTTGGGGAGAACAAACGCGTGGGACTTCGCTCAGCCTCGCAATTCTTAGGCCCAGGCGCGGACACGATCACGCTTTCAGGCACACTCCATCCAGGCTTTACCGGTGGGGTGGAAAACCTCAATCTCCTGCGCACCATGATGAATGGCGGCAAGGCCTATGCGCTCATGGATGGGCAAGGCGCAATGATCGGCTATTGGACCATTCGCTCGATGAGCGAGACGCAGAAGATTTTCCTGAAAGACGGCGTCGCCCGTCAGATTGACTTCAACATGGCCCTGCAACATGAGCCGGACGACACAGTGGATTTGGCTGACCTCACCAGCGCCGACCTGCAGGCAACGGGCTTTGCATGACACCTGATTATGACATCTCTGTCGCCGGGCGCTCGATCACTCCTACGATCTCTGGTCGGCTCATCGACCTGACGCTTTCAGACAAAAGAGGCTTTGAGGCAGATGAGCTCAGCCTCACCCTGGATGACTCAGACGGGCTTTTGGACATCCCGAGCCGGGGTGCAGTGGTGGAAGTCTCACTCGGTTTTAAAGAGACCGGCTTCGTGGACAAAGGGTCTTACGTGGTGGATGAGGCAGGCCATACGGGTCCGCCGGACAGGCTGACACTCAGGGCACGCTCCGCCGACTTTCATAAGTCTCTCAACGAGCAAAAACGTCGCGCGTTCCGTGACACGCCCTTGGGCGATATCCTAAAAACCATTGCAGGCGATCATGGGCTTGAGGCAGCGATTGAAGAAGGCCTTGCCTGGACAAATCCCGGTCACATAGATCAGACGGATGAAAGCGACGGACACCTGCTCACGCGTCTCGGGCGTTTGCACGATGCCGTTGCAACGGTGAAGGCAGGACGGCTTTTGTTCACGCCAATGGGGCGTGGCTCGACGGCGGGCGGCACTGTCCTCCCCGGTGTGCGCATAGCCCGCCAGGATGGCGACAGCCACAGCTTTCAGAACCTGGAAGGAAGTTCCGACTATTCAGGTGTCCGCGCCAATTGGTATGACGTGGCAAGCGCCGTCACGAAAACCGTGCTGGCCGAAGGCGAAAGCGACATCTCAAAGTTGAAAACCCTGTTAGAGACATTTGCGTCAGAAGCAGAGGCACAAACCGCTGCACGAGCCGAATGGAACCGCATCGAGCGCGGGCGTTACACCCTATCTCTCACCCTCGCCATTGGCAGACCAGATCTCTTACCCGAAACACCCGTGACACTCACAGGGTGGAAAGCAGCGATCACCGATCACAAATGGATTTGTGGACCGATAGAACACACGCTCAATGACAGTGGCTTGGTGACAAAGGTGACTTTGGAGAGTTCGCCCCATGAGTGATATGATGATTTTCAATAGGGAGCTTGAACGATGGATGATCTTCTCAAACTCACGTTCGAAATGCAGGTCGCACTGGTTGCGGGCTATCTAGCCTTTTCCGCCGCCACGTCGGGATTAAAACATGGGCTCAGCACCGAAGACGGGGTCTTCCAGATCATCGTCTACGCATTGCCCGCCACACTCATTATGCAGCTACGGCCCGAGACATGGAACATCTATGCTGTCTCTGCAGCCGCAATCGCTGCCAGCTATCTCGTGGGACTTTTCTGGAGGCGATGGCTAAAGGAGAGATGGTTTTCATTACTCCGAAAACTAAAACTTGCAACGGAAGACAATATGCCGAGCACTCTCGACTCAGTGATTCACAAGCAGGACCTTGAGTGGCGCCAATTGTCAGTCATGCTTCAGGACGGTACAAAATATGAGTGTCGATCACCCGGTGCGTACGACATCGGGTCGATCAAACTTCCTTTGATCGACAAAGACGGTAACGTTGCCATGTATGCAGACACAATTCAAAGGATGGGAGAGGATGCAAAACCATTGGAGCATATCCTCAACGAAGAACACGGCGATCTCATGACCTATATTCCAGCGTCCCAAGTGAAAAGACTTCAGATCCGGATTAAAAAACACTAAGTCTCTTGAGACTTCAATCGTTTGATGCTGGTGGCTCATCTCCACCACTGCCGCTCTGGTTGGTGGTAACAGGTTGCACCGCTGCATCCCCGTCACTAGAGCCGCTGGGCGTTCTTGGTTCAACGCTATATGTTCTCGGCGTAACGCTCTCGCGAATGGTCACGCGTTCAGCTCTTTCTTTCTCATCACCCATGATATTTTTCCCAATTTTGTCGCAGACACTTGCGATTCATGGCCGAGAATCGCTCAGGTGTTTATTCTATGATCCAAAATAAAAGAGTCGATTCATAGTGAATTTCATGTTTTCCTCCCTACAAAGATCTAATACGGGGGATCGACATTATGAAGAACCACTTTCCGAGAAACATTGCAAAAATGACAAAATCCTTGTGCGCAACTCTAGTTGTCGCCGGATCAGTTTCTGCGTGCACATCTCTGCAATTGGGCGGGGGCAGACCAGCATCGGTCGACAGTCAATCAAGAAAAGACACAGACGCCAACCGTGCTTGCGGATATACATCAAACGCTGGAGAGAACGGTCTCAACGTTGTTTTATGCAGAGCACTTGAGCACTTGGAGGGATACAGAAACCTGGCAGACAAATGGGAACGTGACGGGAACTACTTGCAATACGGGACGATCGCTGCTGGACTAACTGCTGCAACGGCTATCGCTTATGACTGGCACGCCGATATTCTTCGCGCAACCGGATTGGTGGCTGGAGGAACGATAGCAGTCGGCGAAGCTGTAACTCCAAAACAAAAGGCTACTCTCCTGCGAGCTGCAGTGAAGGATCTGCGATGCATTGCTGATGAAATCGAACGAACACGAGTCGTCGGAAACAATGTAGTTTTTGAACCAACGAACATGTCCAACGCGGCGAGAATCGCCTCAGATGCCTTTCGAAAAATCGTTGACGAGGTGAACGTAAAATTTGATAAGCTTACTGCAGACGTGAAATATGGCGACATCATCACGAATGTTGGCACCTTTGCGAACCAAAATCTGCCTGCAGAACAACAGAGAATAAGTGCCGCACACGCTGCATTCTATCACGGGGTTATGGCTGACAATGTCCCCGCTCCAACGGCCTATCAGCTTGTCGATCTATCGAAATTTTCGAAAGAGATAGCGAAGTGCCTATAGTTCATCCTTAGCTACAGCAAACTCTAGTCATTGGATGCTGGAGGGAGTCCAGTGGGAGCAGTTTCGTTTTGGGAAGTGTGCGGTCGAACAGAGACATCCTCTGCGTTGGTTGGATTGCAATTAGCTCCTAACCCGAACTCGCAAGCCATCTTCCTATATCGCGCTGCTTGGACTACATCGACAACACCAGCTTCTCCGCTGGAGTATAACGACGCTAAACGCAGACACGCGTCCGCCAATCCTTTTCTACACGATGTGTCATAGTACTCGGTTGCTAACGGCAGGTTCTTTGTTTCACCCAAACCATAGTAGTGGAAATCAGCCAGACTATAGCAACCTTCAACCACACCCTCGTTACATGCGCGTTGATAATAGGTTGCAGCGCTTTTGTGGTCAGCAGTTCCGGCCAAAGGGTACCCCAACAGAACACCAAGGAGATAACAGCTACTACCCAGACCTCCATCACACGCGATCAGAAAAAGCTCACCCGCACGCTCCACATCACGCTCGACTACAAAACCAGATTCATACAGGACGCCCAACTCCTCGCAGCTCTCATAAACGCCGTCGGAACAGGCCTCTCGCAATAACTCCAGCCGTTTCGACAAAGCCTCCTCTGCCCCTTCACCAAACACAGCATCCAAAAAAGAACCAAATGTAACCTGCGGCTCTTCTGGTGTTTGAGATATTGATGACGCCGAAGGGTCTGTTGTTGCTTGACAGCTAAGCAACATGACGCCAATCAGCACCCACCAAATTGCCTTGAATGTCATAAAGCCAAGCCTTCACTCTGGTTATGCGGAAAAAAACACGACCACGCCGAGGATTGGGGCATTGCCGAAAAAGCTAAAAAATCTGCAGCTGCATATTGCGGGTATTGTTGTACGCAAATGAATACCCACGGAAAAGTTTGTCACGACTAAAACCAGACATTGAATGAGAAGCCACCGTCAGCCGGAGTGCACGTTGCGTAGTACCTGCCACGTCCACTGCTGCTGCGATATCCGTCAACAATCTTTGCGCAGTCCCGATTTGTACGGAGAATGCGCAGTGCTTCACGGCGTACTTCCTCTTTCTCAGTGGCATTGAATGCTGACTCGTTTTCGATGTCCCAGATCAGGCCAGCGGTCACGTCAGCAGATGCTCCACTAGAAACGAAGCTCTTGTGAACCCATCCCGTCTCCCAACTAACAGCCCTACCATCGGCTTCCACTATGTCAGCCATCACCCAATCATCAGTCTCGCAGCGCGCGGAAAGAACTATCGCTGGCGACAGAGTCCTGTATTCAACAGTTCCGAGAACGCGGGTGGCCTTCTCGTTGATAACCCTGCTGCTCGCAGCGCTTGGACCCACCCGAAAATTCACATTGTTTCCCTTCACATAGAGCGTTCCTTTGATCTGCTCGCCAACTTCGCAGGAAGCGTAAGCTGCACTACTAATGCCGGAAACGCTAAACACAAAAAGGGCGGCTGAAAGCCACCCTGTAATCTTGAATATCATGTGATTTCTCTCTTACCGTGGCTTACCAGAGAACACGACGACGCCGAGGATGGATGCATTGCCATTGATGCGGATAACGCGGTCAGGCCAGTCTGGGTTGAGCGCTTCCAGGAACTTCTCATCACCCTCGAGCACGAGTTTCTTGAACGTCGCTTCATTTGCATTGTCGAGCATGACGACAACATGGGAGCCGTTTTCAGATGCCCCTTCCGGGTCGATGAAGATCCAGTCGCCGTCGTGATATTCTGGCTCCATGGACGCCCCGCGAACGCGCAGGACAAAGGTCTTCTCACTGTGGGGCACTGGACACAAAACCCATTCATCACTCTGGTGCGCTTCAAAGGCACTTTCGACACTGGTCCACTCCCCCGCTTGAACCCAACTCAACAGCGGCACACGCCCCGGGCGCCGCACATCCACTGGCTCGGTGTTTCCATCCTCCGCGCGTGCATCCTTCATAAAGTGAGCAGTTTCGTTCAATTGGTCAACTGATCGCGGCCCCTTTTTCATGGGTCCCTCGCCTGTCGCAAGCCACACGACCTCAACGCCAAGTGCTTTGGAAAGCGCCACCAGTTTGTCCGGCTTTGCACCTTTCGATTGCCCTGACTCCAATTGGCTGATCGCTGATGCCGTGATGTTGCCAGTACGCCTGGAAAGGGCGGCGACGGAAAGACCTGCTTCCTCGCGCGCGACCCTTATGCGTTCACCGAAAAGCCCCGTCGCGCCGATATACCAATCGATGCCTACAGCTTCCGCCAACTGTCGGATGCTGGAAAATGGACTATCTCGTCCATCGAGGAAGCCCCGCACCCTTCCCAGCGGTACGCCCGTCCGCTCGGAAAATGGCCGAAGACCCTCTTTTTCAATCTGTTCCCGTACCGCAACGCGAAGGATCTCTAGGTCTGGCTGTGTCATGTCTGACACGAAAAGCTATTTCTCGCTTGCAAGCAAGTGTTAGTCGTGACACATTTTGTGCTATGTTTAACACAGCCGAGCATATCCCCCAATTATGTGAGCGCCTCGCCAAGGCGACCAACCGCGCACCCAGTACGATTTCCAGGCTGGCGAGCGGCAGTGGCACGACTGTGGACCGCATCCGCCAGGGTAAGCCAATCACCATCCAGCGTGCAGAGCGCATGCTTCAATATCTCTCGGATCACTGGCCGGAAGGGACGACTTGGCCGAAAAAGGTCGCGCGCCCGAAACCATCAAAGAAGGGCGGACGGTCATGAGCGGTGTGATGCGACGCATTCCCTGCCCGCACTGCAAGCGGCCGACCCATGTGCGCAAGACCATCCAGATTACGGCGACGTGCCGCGAGGTCACCTGCCACTGCACGAACGAACAATGCGGCTGCGTGTTTGTGGCCGAAATAACGCCGGTGCGGATTTTAAGCCCGTCGGCCATTCCCGACCCCGGCATTTTCATCCCTCTCTCCCGCCACGTGGATGTGGACCGGGTGACAGACGATCTCTTCAAAGACGTGAAGCGGGTCTAGCAAAGGAGAAACCTATGACAACGAGCTCGACACCGAGTGTTCAGGCACCCGAACAGATTGCCGAAACCGCCGAGACCCACATTGCCCGCCTAACCGGATTGGGTGTGGAAGACCGCGACGAGATGTTGAAGGCGACCGTGCGCTACCTCACAGATCAATGCGGCTGCACTCGCCGCGCCGCGAAGCTCCATGCAGCAAAAGCGATAGGGGAGCACGCCGCGCGCGGCACCCCGGCCCGCGTCGACGTGGACAAGACAACGTCCACCTGTGTCTTCGTCAACTGCAACGGGGAGCTGCGGGCACTCACCATCCCCGACCTTGTTCACGCGCTGGAACATTCGCCCCAAGCGCATTGAAGGTCGGGTCAATCAAATTACTGAAACGGGATTTGAACCAAATGTTGCAACCGATGAACTTCGTCGCCAGTCAGGTTTCCATCCTCCCGTCGTTCAAATGCCGGATAGAGGAAGCTGACCATTCTTTCGAGTTCTTCCCACTGCTCCGCGTCCGCAACATAATGACCACGGGCAAACTCCGATTGAATGGCGACGATGAGCGTATGCCTCGCAACCTCTTTCACTCCATACTCTCTGATTTCCCCTGCAGTTCGACAGAACTGTTGCACATCCTGCAATGTATAAAGCGCTGCTCTTATCGCTTGAGAGAAATTTCCAACGACAATCTTGCGCAACAGATTGTTGGAAGGCGCAATAATTGCGAGGTCGTCAAAACTCAAAACACTGTCAGCCAACAGTGCTTGGAAGTCGCGCGTAGCCACACGACCAATGTAATCGCGAGCTGCCTGATGACGGGGAGCATTCGCGTATGCCGTGTCATCCACATGAAAGTTTCTCCTGGCGGTCTCCATTTCTTGAACGATGGTCCAAAGCAAGGCTGCCGCAGTTTGCATGTGATAGTAGGAGGCAACCCCCAAAGCATGATTTCGGTCGTCCAGTTCTGCTGCACGGATTACGTCTTGCCTTTGCCACTCCCGCTCCTGCGTCCGCCTCGCTGCCTTCACACCCCAGACAGCGGCAACCGCCGCACTCATCGTGCCAATAGCGACCAGGATGTCAATGAAGTCGCTTCGATGCCATCCATCTGTCGTGGCAAATATGCCCCACACACCGATGATGCCGATCACAACAGCGCCCCCAATCGCAACACCGAGATGGAAATCGTTCGAATTCTTCACGACGATGCGCCTTTATTCATCACCGCCGTCCTCGATCTCCCTGAACTCAATGTAGTAACCACCTTCTTCTCTGGGCCCAAGAAGGACAGGTTTCAATGGGGGTGTGTTAGCACGCAGCGAGGCAGGCATATTGTCGGGATGAGTGATGTAGCACCTGCAAAATTCCTTCGCCCGAATGTCACTCCCCCACCCATTTCCTCCCAAGAGGACACGATCATATGGCTTTCCTCGATCAACCAGGACCGCATTGTCCATCTTGCACCCTTCGAACATCGGCTTGTGAAACTGATCAGCAATATGAGAAAAAATACTCTCCGTCTGGGTTTGAATGTCGCAACCCTGGAAGTTGCTGAAGTCACAATCAATAAACCGCGCGAGAGTGAGCGTTCCCGCAGCCTGGCAACCATCGAAGCTAATTCCTTCGTAGTCACCGAGAATGGACCCTCCAATGAACTTGCTACTGGCAAACGTCTCCGCAGATTCTCCGATATAGGCGACTTCACAGTCGATAAAGACAGCCTTTCTGAACCGGAGATTATCGCCAAAGAACACCCGGTCAAATTTAACGTCGAGCAAAGACGCATTGTCGAAGCTGACATTCCTGAGATCGAGAAACTTGTAGTCAGTAATTTCCTGCATACGAGTATTCAGTCGAGAAACCAAAGCAAACGCCTCTTCAAACTCTGGCGCTATTTCCTGAAATTCTTCAGTTGCAGGTCTGTTCTGTCGCAAAAAAGCACTTATCTGTCTCAAACCGCTCTCCAGGTAGCGTTCTTCGTCACGCTCGGCGACTTCAGCCAGGCCGTTCATGCCCGCAATCCTCATGACGCTGCTATCACTGTCGAGAAGCTTCAGTGCGTTCTCATATCGTGCGGCAATGTGGTCGCGTTCAGATACATCGGTCTGTCGCTCCATCACCGCAATACGGCGCAACGCAAACCACAACCCAAATGTACCGAGGCCCAACAAACCCCAGTTGCGCAGAACTTCAGTCCATCCCGCAAAATCTACGGGCCAATAGTCACCACGCGGCAGTTCAAAAATCAGTGCAAAGCTGCCAACAATAACCACGCCGATCATCGTGGTCGCAATTGCGGCCATAACGCCGGAGAACCGGGACAGATCGAACCCGACTTTTTCTTTCAGCCATTTTTGCACTCGTTCAAACAATGTAATGACTCCGCGCTGTTCGTCCGAACGATTACAAATTCACACCTTAATCACAAGGTGGCGGTATGAGTGCGTTACTTGCTTTGCGCGCCAATGCGGCTGAAGACAGCATCAATCCAGCTCGGCATGGGTTCTTCCTCGCCCTGCTGCATGCTAGGTCTAAAGATGGCCTTCAGGATCAGGTGCTTGTCGTCTTCAGTCAGACGCTCGTTTGCATTGAGTGCCAAATACGCCTTTGTCATAACCTCTCTTTCGGCAGCATCGACCTCAAGAGTTCGATGCGTTGCATGAGATTTACTCGCAATACGAATGAGCCACACACCGATCAACCCGGGGACAACAAGCACAGCAAACGAAAGCATCAGGGCATCAGGCTGCACCTGCTCCCATTCAAGAACTTTGCTGGCATAGAGGGGTATCCCGACCATCGCCACGACACAGAGGCCTACGAAGAACCCGAGCGACCACTGCCGATCGGTTTGGTGCGCATCTCGTCTGACAGACCAATATTCCTGCGGCTCTTTAAGTTCGAGGGCTGTGTGAACAGACTCGACAGTACTTTTTCGGGCGTCCTCAGCGGCAACTTTACAGGCCTCGTCAACAGTCTTCTGAAGATCCTCGTGCCATTCGTCAGCTTCTGCCAGTTGAGTTTCCAGCGTCGTTTTAGCCTTATCTGCAGCACTCTTTGCTTCATTCAAGTTTGTGACAATGTTTGGAGCGGCTGCTTGAATTGCTTTGGCATCCGCTGTAGCACTTCGAAGATCGCGGACTGCATCATTTGCAGAAATGGTAAGCGACGATACTTCAGGTGCGTTGATTGTGATCAAGAATGTGCCAACGAGCTGCCTTGTCTCCGTCGATGCAGCGGCAACGTTCGCTGTCTGCTGTACGTCCTCAAGATTTATGGCCAACGTCGACGTTCGAGTCGGTCTAAGCCCGCTCCCATACTCGTCCAAGACTTTCCAATACGCTTCCGGGGAACGCTCCCCTCCTCCCAGCAAGGAGTGGAAGGGATGATCATTCTCCAAGATGTCCAGGCCCTCTTTCAGGTAGTCGATAAAGCTCTGCCGCAGCGCCTCACCTTTGATCACCTGTGTAATCTCACCCCAGAACGCTCTCTCGCTTACCACGAACATTTCAATGTCGTCGGGTTTTTCAAATTTGTAGCGATTTCCACTGTTGTCAGAAAATATGCTGCGATTTCCAGCATTCGGTCCGTCGTCTGCCATCTTGCTCGCGTCCAATCTCATCGTGCAGTTTCGATAATCAATAGAGAAAATGCGGTTTTAGGAGATATAGAGTCAAGGTGGAACCTGCCGTTCGGTCAGTGGTTGACGTTTATCGCAAATCAGCGCAACGTGTGTTCGCACGTCGAAAAAGGGCGTGCCGGGTTTGGAAGCTCGGATATCTCAAGGCGCTCGAAACCGCGCCACACCTGCCATCAGGTCAACGCGGTTTTTGCATTCTTATGGTCGAGCGCAATGGGGCACCTTCGGGTGCGCCGGTTCCTTGAGGCCGGTCTTCCAACCTGTTGTTGCTCGGCCACCCTTTTGGAAGGGGGTCGCCGAGGTCACTCAACCTCAAGGAGGCCGCCCGTGCCAAACCAGACTCAAGCTCTGCCCGAAAACCCGTTCGGGCTACTCGCAGAGAGACTTCCGACCCTCGATCTCACCACGCTGGCGCTTTACTACCGCGACCTTGGCCATATTCATGCGCTCGTGGACGCGGTGAACTATCGCTACACGAAAGAGTGGGAAGAGCATGGGTTTGAACCCCTGCTCGAAGCCCTCGCCGACATTCGTCATCTCATCCTGTTGCAGATCCTCGCCCACACACCGCAGGACGATGCAGAAGGAATGCTCCGCTCACAATCTATCGCCGACTGGACCTTTCAGCAGCGTGGCCTCGCGGAGGTCCGAGCATGAGAGACAGAAGTTTGGAGAAATCAACTTTTCTGGTGCACTTGTTTCGAGCCGAATGGCGGAATATCCCAGTAGTCCCAATCAGCGAAATCATCACGTTCACGAACTATTCTATAAAACTCACGGCGAAGTGTATTCATCTGACCGTAGAGACGCGGCTCATTCTCTATCAAGAAATTGACCTCGTCCGGCGGAAGAATTTCATCTCGGCACATGATTATGTTACCGAGCGCCAACTCCAATCTAGATACCGTTACCTGAATGTTGTGAAAGCTTGTTTCCACTTCAACTCTGCTTTCCACAGATACAAATACACTCATTGCCTCCCAAAGACGCAGCCTGGGTACATGGGCCAGATGCGCCATCAATTCTTGCATAGCCGCAAGTTGCGACATCATATATTCAACGTTCTTCGCCGCCACGCCAAGGTAGAAAGTCATTTCCCTAACCGTATCTGGATCTTCCAGCGTAGAGTCCAAAAGGAAAACTTTATACGCCTCGGAGAGTCCAATACTGATCGTAGTCGGGACGCTCGCAATCGTTGCCCATACAAAATCATTTGCTTGGCGTTCCTGAACTGCGCGGGGTTCCTCAATCGATTGTCGGTGCATTTGATACGCAATCAGAATAGCGAAGGGCGTAGCTATTCCTCCAATCAATGTTCCGAGCATTGTCAAAAACGCTACCGTGTCATTCGCCGAGGCGAGCAGCGGACTGACAAGCCACACGGTGAAAGCAATCGGATAGAGCGCCAGAACACCTATGACAATTGTGAGAAGAAGATTGTTTTTCATAGTGAAACAGTGACTCACATTCATGCTGACTCGCAAGGGGTGGCGGCATGATGGATGATGCTCTCCGCCAAGAAGTCACGCCTCGCCTGAAAGCCGACTATGGGTTTAAAGCCCGGGCCGACTGGCTGCAGGAAGGCAAGTGTCCGGCTTGTGGCAAGAAAGAGCTCTTCACGAGTGCCAACAGCCCCTGGGTGCTGCGCTGTGGACGGCAGAACAAATGCGGGGCGGAGTTCAGCATTCGCGATCTCTATCCCGACCTCTTCCAGGACTTTAACAAGCGCTATAAGCCGAGCCCCAAAGAGCCCAATGCGACGGCTGATGCCTATATGAAGTTGATGCGCGGGCTCGACCCCACACGCATGGGTGGGTTCTACCGGCAGGAGAAGTTCTGGCACCCGCAAGCAGAAGGTGACAAGGGAAGCGCCACGGTGCGCTTTGATATTGACCGGGCGAACGACATTTACATGGAGCGGCTGATTGAGCCCGTCACCATTCGTGCCTCAGACGGCACACTCACCACCCGCAAGGCGCACTTTAACGGCTCCTATCGCGGGCTCTGGTGGCAACCGCCGGGCATGGAAATTAATGATGGCGATGAAGTGTGGCTGGTGGAAGGCTGCATTGACGCCATCTCTCTTTTCCTCAATGGCCAAAAAGCTGTCGCAACGCTTACCTGCACCAACTATCCCGCCCGCAAGCTTGGCGAACATGGCGCTACCAACGTCAAATGGGTATGGGCGCTCGACAATGACAAGGCGGGCCGCAAATATAACGTCAAACATGCACGCACCATGCGGGATGCGGGCATACCCCAAGTCTTCTGCGCGCTCATTCCCCAGAAGGGGCGCACCAAAACGGACTTCAATGATGCCCACAAAGCTGGGCGTCTGACACCCAAGCACCTTGGCGACTATGGCTATCACGGTAGCCTGTTGCTTGCGGAAACGGCGCTCGACAAGGCGCTGCTCATCTGGGCTGCAAAAAACATCAACGCTTTTGATTTTGAGTTCGACAATCGGCTCTTCTGGTTTGAGCTTGATATGGAGAAATATGCCAAGGCGCTGGAAACGCTGAAAGACACGGATGATGGTGAGGCGCGCAGCAAGGACGAGATGCGCGCCAAGGCAGCGGAGAATGCCAACACGCTGCAAGAGATTGCCAATTGCTATCCGGAATTTCTCTATTTTCAGGCAAATGCGCTCACGGATGAGAGCTGGTACTATTCCCGGATCCGCTTTCCCCATGGGGCGCGGCCTGTAAAAAACACGTTTACCGGCGGGCAGCTTTCCGCGCCGACTGAATTTAAAAAGCGGATGCTCTCCATTGCGGCGGGCTCCATCTTCACAGGGTCCAAACCTCACCTCGATCGGTTTTTGAAGCGGCAGCTCTATGCCATCAAAACCGTGGAGACGGTGGATTTCATCGGCTACTCCAAAGAGCATGGCGCATATGTGTTCAACGATGTGGCGGTCTCTGCCGGGCAGACGGTGGCGCTCAATGATGAAGATTATTTTGAGGTGGGGAAGCTGTCGCTGAAAAGCCTCAACCAGTCTGTGCATCTCAACATTGGGGAGGCGGGCGACTATTCCGACGAGTGGGTGCAGCTTGTGTGGGAGTGCTTTGGCGCGAAGGGCATGATTGCCGTTGCCTTCTGGTTTGGCTCTCTCTTTGCCGAACAAATTCGCGCCAGCCACAAAAGCTATCCATTTCTGGAAGTGGTGGGGGAGCCCGGTGCCGGGAAATCCACTCTTATTGAGTTTCTGTGGAAGCTTGTGGGCCGCCAGGACTATGAAGGGTTTGATCCATCGAAATCCACCATGGCAGCGCGCTCACGCAACTTTGCCCAGGTGAGCAACCTGCCCGTGGTGCTGATTGAAGCCGACCGGGACGAAGACACGGCCAAGGCCCGCAAGTTTGACTGGGATGAACTGAAGACCGCGTATAATGGCCGGGCAAGCCGGGCGCGCGGTGTGAAGACCAGCGGCAACGAAACCTATGAGCCGCCCTTTCGCGGGTCCATCGTCATCTCTCAAAATGCAGACGTGAATGCGAGCGACGCCATTCTGCAGCGCATCGTGCATCTGGGTTTTGATCGCGCGCAGCACACGCCTGCCACCAAGGTGGCGGCGGAGAAGCTGGAGGGCATGCCGCTTTCTCACGTGAGCCATTTTCTGGAGCGTGCCTGCAAGCAGGAGACCCAGGTGATGGAGACTGTGAGGGCGCAAACGCCTATCCACGAAAAACGCCTGATGGGCCTGGACGGGTTGAAGTCCGTTCGTATTGCCAAGAACCATGCGCAGATTTTGGCTCTGGTGGATGCGCTCGGCGAGCTTGTGTCTCTCACTGATATGCAGATGGAAGAGATCCACCAGACTGTCTGCGACATTGCGCTGGAGCGGCAGGCGGCGATTACGGCCGATCATCCGATCGTTCGGGAGTTCTGGGAGACGTTTGATTATCTGAATGCTGGCAGCGGTGACACGCAGATCCTCAATCACAGCAAGAACGTTCAAGAGATTGCGGTGAACCTCAACCACTTCATCAAGGTGGCGTCCCATCAGAAACAGCAGATCCCGATTGTGCAGGACTTAAAGCGGCATCTGAAAACCTCAAAGAGCCGGAAGTTCAAAGACATTAAAACCGTGAAGACGGCGATACAGGATCAGTTCGGCTTTCAGGAAGGGCGCACGGTGAAGTGCTGGGTGTTTGAGAACGCGCCATGAGGAAAGAACGCACCCACATATTGCCTGCCAACCTGCCGCCTCGTGGTTTGCGCCGGGAGCAGGCGGCGGCCTGGCTGAGTGTCAGCCCGGCCCTGTTCGACCGGATGGTGAATGACGGTCGCATGCCCCGCGCGCGGCGGATTGATGGCCGGGTGGTGTGGGATTTACGAGAGCTGGAAGCCAAATTTGACCAGCTCCCCCATGACGGAGAAGATGACCCCAATCCCTGGGACAAACAGCCGTGATGGTCGATGCCAAAAATTCGCGTAAAGCACGTTGTGGAAGATATGGATCGGCACGGCAATGTGCGGATCTATCTGCGGCGAAAGGGCCATGCGAAAGTTCGGTTGGTGGGGCCGTTGGGCTCGCCTGCATTCTGGACGAGCTATCACGCGGCCCTTGCTGAGAAGAAGCCGCACGCCCGCACGAGTGCACGCGCCGCAGCGGGGGACAAGGAAGGCTCCTTCCGCTGGCTTTGCGAACAGTATTTCGTCTCCGCGCCCTTCAAACGGCTGAGCCCGCGCACTCAATATGTGCGCCGAGGGCTTCTAGACAGGATCTGCGAGGAAAACGGGGCGGCGCCCTTCGCCCTGCTGGAGACGCGGCATGTGCGCGCCATACGGGACAAGCGAGCGGACAAGCCGGAAGCTGCCAATGGCATCATCAAATCGTTGCGCCAGCTTTTCGCCTTTGCTGTTGAGTATGAATTGGCGGACAGGAACCCGGCGCGGGATGTGCCTTATATGCGTTCAGGGTCCCAGGGTTTTCATTCCTGGTCGCTGGAGGAAGTTGCCCGCTTTGAAGCCTGCCACCCCATTGGCACCAAGGCGCGGCTGGCCCTCGCACTGCTTCTCTATACCGGGCAGCGCCGCTCAGACATTACTCGAATGGGGAAGCAGCATTTGCGCGACGGGTGGCTACACTTCACCCAACACAAGAACCGGGACCGAAAGCCGGTGACGCTCTCGATCCCCGTGATCGAGGAGCTGCAGGAGATCATTGACGCGAGTGAGACCGGTGACCTCACCTTCCTGGTTTCAGACTTCGGGCGGCCGTTTAGCGACGGTGGTTTTGGCAACCGTTTCCGCAAATGGTGTGACGAAGCAGGGCTCAAGAATTGCTCGGCTCATGGGCTGCGGAAAACCGCCTCGGCGAAGCTCGCGGAGATGGGCTGCACCGAGCACGAGATCATGGCCATCACCGGCCATCAGACCTCAAAAGAGGTGATCCGCTACACCAAGGCCGCCAGGCAGCGCACGATGGCAAAAAGCGCAATGGACAAGTTCTCCAAAGGCTAA